TACACAAGCAAAAACATATGCATCATTTGAAAGTGGTAATGTTTTAAAAGATGAGGTGTATGCTTACTTTGTTTATGATGAATTTTATAATGAACTAAAAGAAAATGGTTGGAGAAAAGACTCATCAAGAACTTCTCATATGATTCAAAAAATGTTTGATACAAAAGATGATTCATTACCTCAACCAGAGTTTGGTAAGAAGAAAAGATTTCCTGGTAAACATAAGAAGACTGGTAAACCATATCCAGGTGTTAATGGATGTGTAGCTGTGCCTTTGTATCTATTTGATAAGGAAGAAGAAGATATAGAAGAGACTGCTGACTTTACAGAAGAGGAAATTGTATAATGATATATAAATTTTATGGACCACCAGGTACAGGTAAAACATATAGACTAATTAGTAGAGCTAAAGCTTATGTTAGAATAGGTACACCTTTAGATAACATTGCATACTTTGCATTTACTAAAAAAGCTGCAGGTGAAGCAAGAGATAGAATGCCTGCAGATAATGACAAGTTAACTTACTTTAGAACAATACATTCATTCGCATATGATCAATTAGAATTAAATGATGGTAAAGTTATGCAACCTTCAGATTATGAAGCGATAGGTAAGGAGATAGGTGTCAAAGTAAAATATTATGACAAATATAACAAGGAAGATATTAATTATTTAAACTGTGACAGTCCATATTTTCAAATGATTGGTAGAGCAATCAATAGAGATATTAGTATTAGAGATGAATATGATAGAGGTGAGCATAATAAAAAAGAAATTAAATGGAAGATACTAAAAACAATTGATGACAATTTAAAAGAATACAAGAAAGTAAAAGAGAAATTAGATTTTAATGACATGATAAAACAATTAATTGATAAAGAATCTTTACCTAGATTTAAAGTTATATTTATTGATGAAGCTCAAGATTTATCACCATTACAATGGAAATTATTTGATAAACTAAAAGAATATACAGACGATATTTATCTTGCGGGTGATGATGACCAGGCTATCTTTGCCTGGGCTGGTGCAGATGTAGATAGATTCATAAGTCAAAAAGCTGATCAAGAAAAAGTTTTAAAGTATTCAAAAAGAATATCTAGAGCAGTTCAAGAACAATCAGAAATACCTATTGAAAAAATAGAAGGACTAAGAAAAGAAAAAGATTATTATCCAAGAGACTATGAAGGTGAATGTGAATACATAAATAATTTAGATCATGTAGATTTAACAACAGGAAGATGGGTTATATTAACTAGAACCATTAATAGATTAGTTAGTATGAAAAAAGAATTAAGAGAAAGAAATTTATATTATCAAACAAAGAAAGAAAAATCTTTTAAAGTCAGAGTATACAATGCACATATTAATTATAACTCTTGGTGTAGAGGAAAGATATTAGATGAAAAAGAATGGAAAGATATTGAAGAATACATTGGAAAGAAAATGGAAGATTGGGATCCAGACTTAGATTGGTTTGATGCATTTAAAGAAGTTGAATATGAAGATAAAGAATACATTAGAGAAATGATGGAGAACGGAGAAGACTTAGATTCACCTGCTAGAATATTTATATCAACCATACACGCATTTAAAGGTGGTGAACAAGACAACATAATACTTTGCTTAGACCAACCAAATAAAATAAAAAAAGCAGTTAAGAAAAGTAAAAGCAAGAGTGATGAAGAACATAGAGTTTGGTATGTAGGAATTACACGTGCTAGAAATAATTTATATAAATTAAAAGCTAAGAAGAAAGTCAATGCATACAAATTATAGAATTACACAACTGTGTAAACAGAACGGGGTAGCGACATTTCCTATGGGGTGGGTGGCAGCATCTTCCTCTAACGAGGGAAGTTGGTTCGGGTCGCGAACCCCTTTGTTTTTTAACCCGTTAAACCAACAACTGCCACAAATAACTTAAAGGAGAAAATATGCACCAATCACAAATAGATGAACTAGCAATACTCTGGAATAAAACTAGAGATGAAAAATATAGAAAGGCCTGGTATGAAGCGGTCAGAAGGGTATATGGATAATGAGTGATAAAGATATGTTTGATAAAGCTTTTCCACAAGATAAACAAATTGGAGGATCGCATTATAAAAAGTTTTTTATTCAACCTTATGAATTTATTTCTAAGAACAACCTTTCTTTTTTTCAAGGAAACGTTATAAAGTACGTATGTCGTTACTTGTTTAAAGGAACTGCGATACAAGACTTAGATAAAATAATTCATTATTGTGAATTAGAAAAAAAGAAACTGAAAGATACTAAAGGTAAAAAATAATGTTGATGCCAACTACAGAATGGTCTATGCCAAAAGAGTTTCCTGATTTAAGATCAGCAGAAGAAATAGCAATCGATTTGGAAACAAGAGATCCAGAACTAAAAAAACTGGGTTCAGGGGCCATTAAAGGTAGTGGTGAAGTTGTAGGTATAGCTGTAGCTGTAGATGGTTACAAAGCATACTTTCCTATTGCACATGGTGAAGGTCCTAATATGGATCGTAAAAAAGTTTTAAATTGGTTTACAGATGTATGCCAATCACCTGCTACAAAAATATTTCACAATGCAATGTATGATGTATGTTGGATTAAAAATTTAGGTATTAAAATCAATGGTTTAATTATAGATACTATGATTGCAGCATCTATAATAGATGAAAATAGATTTCAATATTCACTAAACTCTTTGTCTTGGGTTTACTTAAATCAAGGTAAGAACGAAGCTCTATTAACTAAAGCAGCTAAAGAAAGAGGATTAGATCCTAAAGCTGATATGTGGAAACTACCTGCTATGGAAGTTGGAGCATATGCAGAAAAAGATGCTGAACTAACTTTACTGTTATGGCACCACTTAAAAAGAATTATTATTGAAGATGATCTTCAAGATATATTTAATCTTGAGACTGATCTCTTTCCTTGTTTAGTTGATATGCGCCACCTAGGTGTTCGGGTAGATATAGAGAAAGCCGATCAATTAAAAACAGCAATGGCAATAAAAGAAAAAAACCTGCTACAACAAATAAAAATAGAAACAGGAATAGATACTCAGATATGGGCAGCCAGATCGATTGCACAAGTTTTTGAAAAACTGAAGTTACCTTATAGCCGAACTGAAAAGACTGACTCTCCTTCATTTACTAAAAATTTTATTTCTACTCATAATCATCCTGTAGTTCGTATGATAGCAGAAGCTAGAAAAATAAACAAGGTCAGTACAACTTTTATAGACACTATTTTAAATCATTCACATTTAGGTAGAATACATGCAGATATAAATCAAATTAGATCTGATGATGGAGGAACAGTTACAGGAAGATTCTCATATGCAAATCCTAATTTACAACAGATTCCAGCACGTGATCCAGATACAGGACCATTAATAAGAAGTTTATTTATACCTGAAGAAGGTTGTACGTGGGGTACATTTGATTACTCGCAACAGGAACCAAGACTGGTTGCACATTACGCATTGAGATTTGGTTTAGATTCAGCGGCTCCAATATCAGAAGCATATCAAGAAGATCCTAAAACAGACTTTCATCAAATAGTAGCTGACATGGCAGAAATAGATAGAAAAGAAGCTAAGACAATTAACTTAGGTTTATTCTATGGTATGGGTAAAGCTAAATTACAAAATGAATTAAATGTTTCAAAAGATAAAGCAGATGAATTATTTAATACTTATCATGGTAGAGTTCCATTCGTAAAACAATTAATGAATCAAGTTATGTCTGCAGCTCAATCAAAAGGACAAATAAAAACATTACTAGGTAGACGTTGTAGATTTCCTAAGTATGAACCAATACTTAGAGGTTCTGATTGGGGTACGTTTGTTCCTGCAGAAGATCATGACACCATGTTAGAGTTACAAGAAATGGGTCCACATTTAAAAGATAGAGATGGAAACATTTTAAAAGATACAAAAGGTAATCCTAAAAAAAATTATTGGCATAATAATTCAACACGTAGAGCCTTTACATACAAAGCATTAAATAAATTAATTCAAGGTAGTGCAGCAGATATGACAAAGAAAGCTATGGTTGATTTATATAAAGAAGGTTTGATAGGTCATATACAAATACATGATGAGTTAGATTTTTCTATTGAATCAGAGAGTCAAGCTAAAAAAATAAAAGATATTATGGAAAATGCAGTTGACTTGAAAGTACCTAATAAAGTAGATTATGAATCTGGCCCTAATTGGGGTGAAATAAAATAATGTACTATGTCTTATTTAAATGCTAATATACCGCCGATTTATTGTAAAATAAGGAAGGAATATCTCTATGATCTTAAAAAAAATAAAGGACAGTCTAGTGACTGTGTTGTCTTTGGTCTTAGCTCTATTTCAGGTCGCGCAATCTTATTTCATTGCATGCTACCAAATGGTGCTGTCTTTTATAGACTACCTATCTCAGCATTCTTTCAAAAAGAATTTGAAAGAAAAGACGTGCCTGATATGCGAGTGGATCAACTCCAACTGTGGAACTGCTTTAGTTATTATCCTAGTATCCATTGTTTTGATTGGTTGGCTGGTATAGACGGTAAATTTATTGGTAAAGATAAGAAATTTTATCCAGGCCAATATCTTTTTACAGTTGACTGGGCGCATCCAGAGACTAATATACTAAATACGGAACATTCTGAAATTCCGCAAGAGCACAAGTGTGCACACATAATGGCATTGAAAAATGGTAATTATGCAGCGCAGCCAAACAACAGAATCATTTGGCATGTGAACAGTTATACAACAGATAATGATTGGCCAGACTATAGCGTACAAACTACGTACTGGGACTGTGAAGGATCTGATTGGATAACAGAAGATTCTGATAAAATGTTTTATGATATCGAGGAGAAAAAATAATGGCTAAAAAAATTTGTAATGACTGTGGACATAGATGTCACTGTGTAGGTCAAGGATACTTTGTATCTAGCACTCAGTGCGCTACATGTGATTGTAAAGATTGTGGTTGTGGACCAATTGTATTGACAGAAGAAGTAACTAAAAAATGGTGGCAATTTTGGAAGTAATTATGGAGTGTGCTAGGATGAATTATTACGCAACAGGTTTACTTATTATAATGTTAGTTATTTTGGCTCTCTGTGGAGGTCCAAGTGTCCAATAAACCTTTAGATATCGGAGAAGAGGCACGCGTGCAGATGCCGATGAAGACGGTAGCTAGCCTGATCGTGCTCGTCGCAATGGGCGTGTTTGCATACACAGAGCTGACGGCGAGGTTAGTATCTCTGGAGACATCACGTGAGTTGTTTGAAAATGATTTGTTGAAGAAAAGTGAGCAAGTGCCCACGGACCAGGAGCAACATTTTTTATTGGAGGATTTGTACAAGACCGTAGAAAAATTACAGTCTACTCAAGAAATGAATATGACTAACAAAGTCAATATAGAATTTTTAAAATCACAATTAGAAAAAGCTTTAGGTGATATTGAAGAATTAAAAGATAAGGTAAGACAAAATGGAAACGGTCATTAGCACAGTAGTTGCACTTTGTATGTTTGTAGCAGGTGAATTAAAAGAACATAGAATACAGCCTGCAATGTCAGATTGTTTAAAAGGAAAGAGGGTTGCAGAACGTACAGCAAATGATAACATTAAATATATGTGTGGAAAAGTAGAAGCAGAGTTAGAAGAAAATATTGATGGTAGTAAAGCTATTAAAAAAATTATAGATGAATCTAAGTAGAAACTTCACCCTTCAAGAATTAATTAAATCAGACACTGCTGTCAGGTTGGATATCAATAATAATCCAAACTCAGGTCAGATAGAAAAATTAAAAGCACTTTGTGAAAATATTTTACAGCCGGTACGTGATCACTTTGGCAGAGTAAAAGTAACTAGCGGATTCCGTAGTGAGCAGTTGTGTCTAAAGATCGGTAGCTCAATCAACAGCCAACATGCAAAAGCTGAGGCGGCAGATTTCGAATGTATGGGAACTGACAATGCTGAATTAGCTGATTGGATTTATGCAAACCTGGAATTCGATCAATTGATATTGGAGTTCTACACTCCAGGCGAACCCAACTCGGGATGGATACATTGTAGCTATACTACTGACCAACCAAGAAAACAATTCTTACACGCATACAAATCAGAGGGTAAAACTAAATACAAACCTGTGATTGGAAAAGCTAAAGATTTAGTATGAGTTATATAGATAAAAAATCAGTAAAATTTTTTCAAAAAATAGATACGGTACATGGTAAATGTGAAGAGTGTGAAGAAGATGCTATCTTAGTTGCAATTGTTTCAGATTTTTACAGATGTACTAATTGTGGACATGATACGAAACAACATATCAATGGTTCAATTAGATATTTAAAATTAGATGAGTCTGATAAAAAATGGATAAAAGATAACGTAAATAATGGCTAAGAAATTTAAAGATCATGTTGTAAGAGACAAGCCTCGTAAACGTGGACCTCGTCAACATAAAAAATCATTAAATAAAAATGAAAAGAGGCAAAAGCGCACACGTCGTTATAAGGGTCAAGGTAAAGGCTAAAGGGTTCAGGCTTCAGGGTTCTCTTTATTATCTGTCTTCTCACACATAAATTTAGGATAAAGTTCCATGGCATTTACTACATCTTGTTTAAATAATTCACCATCAAACAATATAGAGTAGGATTCACCTAATCCTTTTTGTATACACTCTCCATGTGTATTATAAAATCTATCATATTTATGTTTTTCAAAAGGCACTTCGGCACAGTTTTGATTCACCACTGAACATATGTATATTGTTAAAAAAAACTTCATTGACTAACCCTTGTAATTAGATATAACTATCTTATATTATTATTTGTAAATTACAAAAGAAAGTAGCATAAAAATGGATATAAGAAAATATAAATCTGTTGCACTGTCACACGATAGTTGCGACAAGTTAGATAGTATCAGGAAAGTTATTGTTCCTGAAGTATCGGTGTCTCGTGCAAAAGCATTAGATATATTAATCAACGAAAAAGCGAGAAAGCTAAATGGTAAACTCAGAGCGACTAAAAACAGTTAATCTTTACGAAAAAAGAGATCCAATAAGAAATCTATGGCGTAATGTTTTGATTGTAGGTATTGAAGATTTAATAAAGAAAAAGACTCTTCAGTATCAATGGAATAGAAAAGCATTTTGTTTAGAAGAAATGTGGTTTCACCACGATGATTTTAAATTAATATGTGAGTTTGCTCAGTTAGAGCACGCTATAGTTAAAAGAAAGGTATTTAAAGCAATAGAAGAAATAAAGGAGAAATATGAAAAAAGGGAAGTTAGTATGCCCTCGATGTCAAGGGAATGGTTATATAAAGATAAAGAGATCAGTAGACGATCAAAGAGATGGAATAGTTCAATGTTCGATGTGTAATAGTGAAGGAGCAATACCAGTGGACAATGTAAGTAAATTAAAAGAAATAAATAAAGTGCAAAGAATATTATATAAAAGATCTTCTTTGTTAAACAGAGACTTAGTTAAAAGCCTTATTAATAAAATTAGAATGCTTCAAAAACAAAAAGTATTCTTACAGAAAAAACTAAGAGAAAGCACCAGGGATCAAGCGTAATGGATATTGAAGCAGAACTAAAAAAGATTAGAGGCGAGAAGTGGAAACAAATAAGTTTGCCAACTGCCGCCTCTGAAAAATTAAAATCTTTATCTAAAAATTTTAAATATGGTAAAGAATTAAAACAAGCTAAAACTGTTGAAGCTATGGCCTGGCAATATAATATAATTAAAGATACTGATAGAGCAATTGTTTTTAGAGATGGAAAGTTCGAAGTTATTGAGTGCGACAATTTGCACAGTGAACAAAAATAAATTTACGGATATCTATTAGAGTATGGAAAAGTTTTGTAATGATTGTAAAGAAACTAAAAAAATAGAGGAATTTAACAAAAGAACTAAATCTCCGGATGGTTATCGT